GATAAGTTTTACAAATATGATGGTAGAACTGAAACCTTGCCTTGTAACTTACGTAGGTATGTATTTAATGACTTTAACAGCGACCAGACAGATCAGGTGTTTGCAGGGACAAACGAGTCGTTCAATGAGATATGGTGGTTTTACTGTTCTGCTAGCTCTACTGTGCCAGATAGATATATTATATATAATTACTCTGAAAACGTGTGGTATTTTGGCAACTTAACACGAACAGCATGGGTAGAGTCAGGTGCTAGAGACCATCCGTTAGCGGCTACAACCTCAAGTAATTTAGTAGAGCATGAACAGGGGCTAGATGACAACGTCACAGGCACACCTGCAGCGATAACTGCGTTTATAACCTCTGCAGACTTTGATCTTGATGATGGGCATAGGTTCTTTTTAGTAGACCGTGTGTTACCTGATGTGACTTTTGATGGGTCTACAGTGGATAATCCGTCTGTCACCTTAACACTTGACCCCCTAGAATCTTCAGGTTCAGGTATAAAGTCCACTCCTTCTGAGGGCGGAAACAGTGATGCTACCGTAACACGTTCTGCTACAACACCTGTGGAAGCTTTTACAGACCGTGCTGACATACGTGTTAGAGGACGACAGCTAAACTTAAAGATACAATCAGCTAGAACAGGCGTACAATGGCAGTTGGGGGCTACCCGACTCGACATGCGTCCTGATGGGAGACGATAGTGCCTACATCCAAAGGAATAGATGTTCAGTTTAGATCACCTCCTCTGCCCTTACCTAGCACGGAGTATAGTAAAGAAGAGGCTATGAAGTTAAACGATGCGTTGCGTTTGTATTTTAATCAGGTTGACGAGCAGTTTAGAAAGACCGATTTAAAAAGCGAAGTCGATGCTCAATCGTGGTTCTTAGGATAATGGCAAACACATTTAAAAATGCAAAAGTAGATCTATCAAGCACAAGCGTAACCACGCTGTATACATGCCCTGCAAGCACCACAGCTATTGTAAAATCTATATTAGTATCTGAGGACTCAGGTAACGCTGACACCATAACATTGACCCTAACAAGTGGGTCGGATGTGTTTAGCCTATATAAAGTAAAGGCTGTAAGTGCCAATGCCACGGTAGAACTGCTGTCTGCACCCCTCGTTGTAGATGCTTCAGAGATATTAAAGGTAACAGCAGCAACGGCTAACAGACTGCACGTGGTGGCTAGTTTGCTAGAGGTAACGTAATGGAGCTAAAAGACAGCAAGAAAGAGAAGTTAAGTTATAATCAAGTGTTGTTTGGCGCTATGACAAATTTAAAGAGTTCAGGACAGATACCAGAAGATGTTACCATGCGACAAGCCGCGGCTACGGTGCTTGAAGAGATAGGAAGTAAAAATGTGCAAACTGTGCAGATAGGTAATAGCATATTCGTAGGTGTATTTAACCGTGATAAAAATAACATGTATGTGCGAATATACAACATGGATATAGGACGTAATCTTTTGGATAGTATGTACAGATATGGAGCGCATTTACAGAAAAAAGGTGTAGCTTTTGCTAGTGCATACATAGGAGATGAAAGACTACTGCCAGGATTGCGTGTGTTAAAGAAAAGATTTGAAGAAAAAGGCACGGGGTTTGACGTGG